TATGACGTGCAACATCTCTGCCAGCCGATCTGGGATCGATTCTGTGATCAAGCCGCAACGGCTGGCACTGATGGCTTTCCGTCGATGTCCGAGATCCTTGCCGACCGTCGTTCCGCGACGGCGGTGGAATGGCAAACTCCCGCATGGGAATGGGTAGATCCACAGAGCGAACAGTCGGCGTCTGATGCGGCACTCAACTCTTTTCAGAGCACTTACCAAGACGAGCTTGGTCAGCGTGGCAAGCACTGGAAAAACGTGTTCTATCAGCGAGCCAAGGAAGAGAAGCTCAAGCGTCAATTGGGGCTAGTTACTGCCGACATGGCCAACGTGCAGAACTCACAAGCTGAGGCGCAGCAAATGGCGTCAGCATCCGCGCAGCCCAACGGTCAAGCTCAGGGTCAGGGTGCACCGTCAAGCGAAATGTCGGATTTGTCACGTCAGCAATGGGGCCGCAATCGCAAAGCCATTGAAGACATTCTGGCAGAGTTTATTGCAGGCACCGCCAGTGAAACAAAGTCAAAGGTGTTCCTGCAGTCGCTGGGGCTGACTGAAGCAACGGCACAAATGCTTCTGGAGGATGCGTCAGACGGGACTGTCGACACGGATTTGGATGAAGTTCCAGAGACAGAGCAAGCGGTTGAACGAGCTAGCAAAGGCGGTCGTTGGGTGTCGAATGACGATGGTGTTTCGCTTTTCATAACAGACGCTGGTGAAGTCAAAACAGGGCCGAAGGGTAAGTCGATTGCGAAGCCAGCAAATGAAACCGGAAGCGACAGCAAGCCGAAAAAAGATGCCGTGCAAACCACGATGGACGCACGAGCAAAAAAGGCACAGCAGGATGTTGCCGAGTTAAAACAAAAACTTGACAAGCTTGAGGCGAGCGGCCCAAAGACGAGCACGCCGCAGATAAACGCATTGCAAGCAGCACTCGCTGAGATTGACTCGAAAAAGGCAGACACGCAGAAAAATCTGGAGGAATCTGAGGCAAGAATGAAGGCTTTAAAAGAAAAGCTCGCGGCTATGAAAGGCAAAAAATGACAACTAAGAAAGGCAAGCTGCAACCGCTCAAAGCATCAACGATCGTCATGCGATCGGTCGGAGTGGCAACGGGCGTTTCGGACGTCGTCATTGCCACAGAAACGCCGGTCCGAAGATACGACGAAGATCGTGGGTACGTCATCAACGAAGTGCTTTTGATGGATGGAGTTGTCCTTCGCGCCAATCAATCGCAGATTCCAATTGTTGATTCGCATGACGACAGAAGCGTCAGAAACATTTTTGGCTCAATCCGTCAGATGCAAGTTATCGACGGAGAGCTTCATGGTGTTCCTGCATTTGCCAGCGATCCGGAATCGCAGGTCATTCGTACGCGAATGGATGAGGGACACATCACAGACTTTTCAATCACTGCAGTCCCAATGGAATCGCTCTTTGTGCCGCATGGCCAAAGCTACACGACAAAACGCGGAGCGGTGATCGATGGTCCGGCGGTCATCCATGTGCGATGGCAGCCACATAACGCTTCGATTTGTGCCACCGGTGCAGACGAGCACTCTACTGTCCGTAGGTCATATACAGACCTCGAAAGAAAGGTAACGCGAATGGACGAGGCACTATTGACGCAACTGGCAGCAATGGGGCTCCCTGAAGGCATGACAGATCCAAACCAAGTCTTGGCGTGGGTTGTCGGCAAGCTCGGAACATCAGCAATGGCAGAGCCAGCGGAACCAGTTGAGAACATGGACGGCGACATGAAGCCACCAGAAGAAGAAAAGAAAGTCGAAAACATGGACGGTGCGACTGATCCGGAAGAAGACAAGAAGAAAGTTGAGGAAGCTATCAGCCGTGCGTTGCGGACTGATGCAAAACGCCGCAAGGAGATTCAGGCTCTTTGCACTGTTCACAAAATCGAGCGATCAGTTGCCGACAGTCTTTGCGACGACGGCGTTGACCTCAACACTGCTAGAACAAGGATTTTAGAACGAATGGCCAACAAACCAGCCGGTCAATCGACCGATCGCGTGAGTGTTACAGAATCGGCCGATGACAAGCTGTTTGCAGCGGCCCGTGATGGCCTGATCATGCGAACTCTGCGAGCCAGCGGAATGCGAAACCAGACGCTGGCAAATCCAGCCGCAGGCCATCAGGACTTCACCAATATGAAGCTTGGCCGTGTTGCGGAAATGTACGCGGAAAAGATGGGCTGCGATGTTCGCCGAATGGCAGCAAAGGACATTGCACTGGTTGCGATGGGCCATCCGGGATCGATGAACCGATTCCGAATCCAGCGTGATGCGTACCACACGACGGGCAGCTTTTCGAATCTTTTGCTCGACGCGGCCAACAAGACGCTTCTGGCAGGATACGAGGAAGCCCCGTATACCTGGAACATGTGGGCACGCGATGCTGGAACGACTGCGGACTTTAAGAACATTAACCGCATTCGCTTTAGCGAAATGGGTACTCCTGAAATGGTCCCGGAAGGACAGGAGTACAAGGACGCGGGAATGTCCGACACCAAAGAAACGTACAAGATCAACAAGTACGGCAACATGTTCACAGTGACATGGGAAACCGTCGTCAATGATGATCTTGACGCGATCAGCCGCATTCCTGCAATGCAGGGTGCAGCCTGCCGACGTTTGCAGAATCAGGCTGTATACAGCGTTCTGACAAGCAATCCGACGATGGCTGACACAGGAGCATTGTTCAATGCAACGGCTCAGACTACGGCAGGCGGTCACGCGAATTTAGCGACGGGTGCAGGGGCTCCGGCAGTCGGAACGCTTAACACCGCGTTCATTTCCATGATGACTAAAAAGGGATTGCGGTCGGATGTGATTCTCAACATTCAGCCGTCGTTCTTGATCGTTCCTGCGGCAATCTCGGCGACCGCCCTGCAGTTGCTCGGGTCTATTGCAGATCCTTCCGTCGGTGGTTCTGCTGCTGGTAACAGCAACACGAAAAACATCTACGGGCCAAACGGTGATCGACCATTGAAGGTCATCGTCGAGCCGCTGTTGGATGCAAACAGCTCAACGGCGTGGTACTTGGCTGCCAGCAACAGTCAGGTCGACACTGTCGAAGTAACGTTCCTCGAAGGCGAGCAATCTCCAGTCCTTGAAAACGAATGGGACTTCGACAAGGACGTTTACAAGTACAAGGTGCGTCAAACATTTGGAGTCGCTCCAATCGACTTCCGTGGACTGTACAAGCACGCTGGGGCGTAACGCACTGGCTGGATGAAACACGGCGGGCCGCGTGGTCCGCCGTCTTTTGAGCATTTCCAACGGTAGCGGAATGCGATGACCCGTTTTGAAAGGTGATTGAGATGGCAGGTCTTCAGGACTTTCAGGAATATGTCGACGACTTCGAGGGCACGACAGTGACCTTCCCGACGTCAGCAAACATTGGCACGCCGTGGCTCACCGACGTCACAGGAGCTGCACCACCGACGCATGTGAGAAGTGCGGGTGCCGCGATTCTGACATTAACGGCGGACAACCAGGCACAGATTCTTGGTTTGCATCACAACGACGCGTTGACGTTCGACATCGACGATATTCAGCGTGTCGAGATGCGAGTCAAGCTGGGTGCAGCGACATTCACAAGCGGATCGATTCTTGTGTTCGGCGTATCGTCAGCCCGTAACGATACGGCTGACAGCGTGGCAGAACATGCTTGGTTTCGCATGGAAGGAGCCAACAGCACAACTGTCGTCTATTGCGAAAGCGACGACGGCACGACTGACAAGAATGACATTTCCAGCGGTGTGACACTCGGAACGACGTACAAGCGGTTCGTGATCGACTTCACGGGCGGCAAGTCAAACGTCCGGTTTTACATCGACGGGGTTCGTGTTGCAGCGTCTACAACGTTCGACATGTCGGCGTATTCTTCCGGACTGCAGCCGATCATTCAGTTGCAAAAAGCAGCGAACACGAATGCGGATGTTTGCACGATCGATTACGTCAAGATTCTTGCGAAACGAACATGAGCCTAGCGGAACGGATCGTCACCGATGCGGTGGGTGTGTTTCTCAACAGCGATCACTTCGCTGAAACAGTCACGTACCATCCGCATCGGTTCGGGACGCCAGCGACGGCCAGAACTATTAAGGCCGTCGTAATCCGCAATCAGGTGTCTACATTCGGTCCAGACGAACAGATCGTGCCAGAGTTCGAAGTCCGAGTCGCTAACAATTCCACAACCGGAATCAGCAGCGAAGAACTCAACACAGGTGGCGACATGATCAAACTAGCCGTGCGGGTCGGAGAAACTCCTTCAAAGCGGTCAGTGCAGTTATTGTCTGAACATGACTCTGGAATGCTGGTCTTGATATGTCGGTAACATTTCAGACTCCTGTCGTTTCACGAATCTCAGATGAGATCTTCGCAAGGCTTCAGGCGTTGGTTTCCGGCAGTGCTGGGGCGTATGCGTTTACGGATGTAGTCAGGCCGACGAAGCTGGCGACATACACGCCACAGCACGGACTGGTCGTTTTGACTCGTGGTGAGGTTTCGCGACTGACGGAAATCGATTGTCCAGGTAATCCTCCGGCGGTCGGGTATCAACAGACGTTTTTGATTCGCGTTCATATTGCTCCAAGCGAAAAAGACACAACGCCAGTTGAGGTGTATGAAGATGTCATGGAGGCCGAGATTCACAATGCCATTGTGAACGATCCGGCAACGTGGCACACGTTCGGAGAACTCGCAATCAATGCTGATCTTGGGGCACAACAAACGGCAACATCAGATGGAGGATACGACGGAATCGCTATTCCGCTGACGGTGATGTTTCGGGTCAGTGAGGGCGATCTATACACGGTGCGAGCATGATTGCGATTGACATCGACGCAAAGCAGCTAAAGCGGTTGCGTGAGTCGGTCGGCAAGGCAAAAAAGAAATTCGGGCGAGAACTGGCAGCAGCAATCAACGCGGCTGCGAAAAAAACGAAACTGGACATCGGGCGAGACGTTCGCAGCGTCATCGCTATCAAGAAAAAAGAGTCTGAAGCCCCGTTGAAGATTCACGCGAAAGCCACAGCGGACCAGCCAAACACGACAGTCAGCATTGCAAAAACCAGACGGCTCGGGCTTAGGCACTTCGGAGCACGCCAGGACAACCGCGGCGTGTCGTTCAAGATTTCAAAACAGGGTGGACGGAATCGAGTCGATGGAGCATTCCAAGGCCCGAAACCCGGTGTGATGAATACCAAATGGAAAGGCAATGCGTTCCGCAGGGTCGGAAAAGAACGTCTGCCAATCATTCATATCCGAGGGGTGTCAGCATTTGGGGCATACGTGAAAAACAAGTTCACAAAGCCGCAAATCAAGCGAATCAATGACGAGCTGCGAAAGCAGATGGAACGACGAATTAAACTGAACATTCTGCGAGCTGAAGGGCTCGTGTCGAAATAGGAGCCAAGCATGAGCGGACTTTTGAGACGTCGTCGCGTATTTGCTGCCAAGGTCGAGGCAACCGTTGGGACTGCGGAATCATTGACATCCGCCGAAGCCGCATTTAACGCGGAAGACTTCACCATTCAGCCGAACATCGCACTGACTCGACGAGAAGGACAAGGCGGGTTTAATTATCTGCCGGGCATTCCTGAAGGAATGCAGGGCACATGCACGGTTCGTTTTGGTATGAGCTACAACGGCACAACACTGCCTTCATGGGCGTCTGTGCTTCTGCCTGCGTGCGGCTGGGTTGCCAGTTCGCTAGTGCTGTCGCCAGTCACCGAACGCCCTGGCGGATCTGGAGGCGTCAAGACGATCACAATTGGTGAATACAAAGACGGCAAGTTATCGATTCTGTCCGGTGCGATGGGAACGTGGAAGATTATCGCGGAAACCGGCAAGCAGGCGATGATTGAATTTACGTTCACTGGCAAATACTCAACCAACGAAACCGACACGGCGATTCTGTCCCCAACGTATCCGACTGTGTTGCCGATTCGTGTTGCGAATGGTGCGTTGACATTTAACTCTGTGGCACTTTGCACAGCATCAGTCGAGATTGATTCCGGCAACACAGTGACGATGCGAGAGTGTGTCAATGCAAGTGATCGTAGCGGCTACATTTCTGCGATTGTCACAGATCGGGCTCCGGTGATCACGGCGAATCCTGAATCTGCATTGGTCGCCACACAGGACCGTGACGCACTCTGGTTGACCAGTTCTGCTCAGGCGTTTTCCATGCAGATCGGAGCTACTGGAAATTCGATCACGATTGCAGCCCCCAAAGCTCAAATTGAAAACAAGCAGCAAGGCGACCGCAACGGAATCATGTCGGACGATTTGACTTGGCTGTGTACTGCGGGCAGTTCCGCAGATAC